GTCGGGCTCGAAGGGCACCGCGTGCAGGGCGTACAGGCGCAGGACCAGGTCGCGCTGGACTTCGGCAGTCACGTGTAGCGGCGCGCGATAATCCGGGGGCCATCAGCGCGATATTTGAGAAGTTGGCGCGTTGCGTAGGATGCAAAGCCTTTGCAAGATTACGCCCCACGGCCGACCTTCGCGGCCGCCTCGACTGACCTGAGCTCAGACTCAACTCGCTTACATGCGGTGTCGAAGTAGCGGGGTCCAGCTCCGCTCGACCAGGCCCATCAGCGCTCCTCCACGACGGTCAGGCTGGCCGAGTAGTTGTCGGCGTCGGTGTGCTGGATGGCGTCGGCGAGATCCGAGGTGATGCGGCCGTAGACCGCAAGCTGATCGACCATCCTCGAGTTTTGTTCGACCCATCCCGCGGGGCTGACCCGGCCGAGGCCACGGGGGACGATCAGCACCTCGCCAGTGTTGCCGGTCACGCGCAGCGTGCTCTTGAGGTCGTGCGTGCCCTCCGGGTTGGACGGGCCGAGGGCATCGGCCAGCGGCATCGAGCCGAACGTCCCGGACAGGGTGTCGAGGATCACGCCGGGACGTGGCGTGTTCGCGCCACCGCGCAGGGGTCGGTTGGTGCCGGAGTCGATCTGGCCGGTCGACCAGTTGGTGTCGATGCCGTCCTGTGGCCACCACACCGGGCTGACCCAGACACGGCCGGCGGACCAGTTGTTGGCCCCGCTGCGAAAGACGAACGACACCCAGCGCGCGATCGGCAGGATGCGGACGTTGCCGGCGGCCGGGATTGCGAGGGCGTGGCGGACACCTAGGGTGTAGCCGCTCCAAGCCTCCGCGCCGGCGGCGCTGACGTTGCTGATCTCGACGCGCGCGGTCGGGACGACCACCGGGAACGGGGCATCTTCCGGCATCAACAGCGGGTCGGGGCTGAGCAGTCCGACGAGGCCGATGGGGCGCGGCTGGCCCAGGTCGACGGTCAGCCGAAATAGCGTTTCGGCCGCGACGGTGGAGCGGCCGCGCTGGCCGAGCCGGCGGGTCTGCAGGTTGGCCAGTGGCGCCGAGCCGCTGAAGGCGCGATCGCACGACAGGGTGCCGGATCGGGCGTAATCGCTGAATCCAAGGATCATGGTCAGTACCTCAAGGCGCGGGAAGGCTCGGCGGCACCGGTCCGGGCAGCCAGAGCGTGAGCAGGACAGCGCCGCTGGCGAGGTCGGCATCGATGCCGACGACCACGCCCTCGGCGACCAGGTCAAAGCGCGGCAGGTCGAGCTCGGCCCACTGTCCGATCCACAGATCGAGCAGATCGGCGGTGATTTCGACCGTTGCAAAGCGGTGCCGGCGTCCCGCCGAGAAGATGTCGCGCAGGCGTGCGGCCTCGGCGGTGACATCGGCGGCCTCGACCAATGCGGTGCCGATGCCGTTGCCGGTTGCCTCCGCGCGGGGCTTGCGCGGGCTGGCGCCGCCGGGGCGGGTGACGTAGCCGTCGCCCGGATCAGACGGTAGTGCGGGCGGGCTCTCGTCGCCGCGACGGCGGTAGCGGTAGTCGGCCTGCAGGTCGATCGCGGCTTGGGTGATCGTCGGGTCCAGCAGCGCGCCGGCCAGCTCGCCGGGGCTGTGCACGTGCCAGTTGCGGCCGCCTGCGACGACGTCGACGTATCCGGGTGCGGTGTCGGAGGTCACCGCGATCTGTCGGTCGGTGAGGTCGTCGATCGTGATCTTGCGGCCGGCCACGCTGGGCAGATCGGCGCTCAGCTGCCACACCGCGATGCGGTCGAAGCGGTCGACGTACCAGCCGGCGGCGAATGAGTCCAGCACGTAGCTCAGCAGCTCCGCGCCCGTGGTCGGGGTGCCGGACCAGACGCCCACCGGCGTCGACACCGGCAGCGTGGCATCGGCGACATCCTCGGGGGCGATGCCGGCACGCGCCAGCAGCGCGAGGATCACGAGCTCGGCGTCGGCGTCGCTGCCAAACAGCACGTCGGCGACGACACGCTGGCCGAAGGGGTTGGTGAGCAGCGTGAAGCCGCGGTCGGACACGCTCCATTCGGTCGCGGGGGTCAGGATGTTGCCGGCCGCCCGCACCCGCTCGACCGTGATTTCCGTCCCGTCGTGGACCTCGTAGACCAGGTCCGCAGGGTCGACCAGCACGGCGGGCACGCTGTAGCAGTACCCGAAACCGAAGGGCCGCTGCTGACCGCGCAGCGCCTCGGCCGGTGTGTCATCGGGGAAAATCTGCGTCTGCAGCGGCTGATCGAGGCGGTCCGCGATCGAGCCCAGCGTCAGCGTCACCGTCTCCTCATCCTCGGCCGAGGGCGGGCCGGCGAGTCGGGTGCGCACCAGCAGCGTCCACTCGCTGACCGGCACATCGCGGTCGCCGCGGTAGATCTCTGCGATGCGGCCGGTCCAGCCGGCGCCGACGATCGCATCCAGCGCGCCGTCGCCGTTGGCCAGCGTGATCTGCCCCACCGGCGACGCGCCCTCACCGCGACCCCAGACCAGCGGCACCACCCGGGCGCGATAGCGGACCTCGCCCACCAGCCGCTCCTCGATCGCGACCGCGCTCGGCGTGTCGTCGACGTCGGTGGTGATGCCGAGATCCGACCACCACACCTCCGGCCAGACCTCGGTCGGAGGGTCGCCGGCGAGCACGGCGGGCAGGCGGACGGCGAGGATGTCGGCGGCGACGGTGAGCGGGCGGATGTCGGGGATGGCCACTGCACTGAGCGCCGCGGTCGGCGCATCGTCCCGGACCTCGACCGTGACCGGGCTTATCGTGTAGCCCGCAATGACGCCGCTGATCGTGTAGTCGCCGTTGCCGGTGGCCAGCCACGCTTCGCCGCTGCCGTCCGTCGTCGCGGTCGCAGTGCCGGGCGAGGCCGACACCGCGACCCCTGCGAGCGCCGGCGTGACGGTGACCGCGACGCCGGGTGCGAGGTCGACATCGACCGCACTCGCGGGAGGCGTCGGGATCAGCCACAGGTCGGCGACGCTCATGTCGCGTAGAGCCCGCGGATCGTGACGTCACGCTCGCCGCCGGTGCCGCGCACGATGTAGCGCAGCGGCCGCGTTGTCGTCAGCCCGGAGATTAACCAGCTGCCATCGCCAGCGCTGGTCGTCGATGCGGCGAGCTGTAACGTGACCTCGTCGTAGACCTCGACCACGCGGGCAGCTGGCACTGATGCGACGCGGACGGTCCCCGACAGCGAGCCCGCGCCAGTCAGCGTGACCCGCCCGTCAGCCACGACCGCGGAACGCACCCAGCGATGCGGGCGCGTCGCATAGACCGGCCCCGAGTCGCTCGGTGGGCTGACGACGCTCATACCGTGCTACCCGTCCACGGCAGCAGCACGCAGTGATCTGTCGTCGACGTGACGCTGGATTTGGGGATTTGCGGCCCCAGGGCGAGGTAGTCCAGCACCCCGCCGACGATGTCGAGTGACGTGATAGCGCCGGCGCTGATTTCGGGGTTGACGTACGTCGCGATGTGCCGCAGACGCGCCGCTGCCGGCAGCGGACACCAGTGCCGATACACCTGCGGGCCGCTGCCGGTTTCGGTTGAGGCCAGCGCCCCGACTACCATGCAGTACGACCTATGCGCGCCAAATACGCTAGACGACGCACGGCTGATCACGCGCTGCAGCAGTCCAGGGTTGGATTCCGCGGCATTGGTGTAGTACAGCGCGACGCCGTCTGACGTGATCTCCCCCGCTGCGTCTACGGTACGCATGATCGCCCAAGCCGACATGGTGGCTACGCTGTCGGGCATTGCGTGCCCCATCATGTAAGACATCCACGCAAAGCCTGGGCCAGCACAGAAATACGACGGGATTGCACCCGGGGTCGCGGGAGCGATCCCCCAGCTCGTGTCGATCTCGCCAGTATTGAGCCCAGTAATCGTCCCGGCCCCGTTCGTGGACAGGCCCATGTTGAGCTTGATCCTCAAGCCGCCGCCGCTGTATCGGCCGTACACGATCCGCAGGAAAACTGGCGCGGTCGTGTGCAGCGAGTCGTTGAGGTAGCGGATTTCGTATCCGGCATCGCTCCCTGCGCTGGGGAGCGTCGTCGTAGCCGGGTCGATCTGCCCGGTGTCCGCGGCCTGCGGGAGGCCGACCGCTGTGAGCGAATCGCTGATTTCGCTGACCCGAGCGCGCCACGCCGTGGTGTCGGCGACTGAAAAGACTTTACTGAATGTACGTTTTGCCATTATCTCACCCCATCAAATGCCGGACAGGCGCGCCCGGCGGTTTTTGTCTGATTGCGTTGATTTGTTTTTCGCCAGTCGCCTCGACCGCGCGAATCAGCTGCCGGATCAATGCCGGCGTCGGGTCGACCTCGGCTTGATCGTTCGCCGGCCGCACCGGCGGACGGCTCACCGGGCGCGGGCGGGCGATGTCCTGGGCGCCGGGGGGGGGGCGGTCGATCTGCACGAGGCGGGCGGCGATCGGCAGCTGCAGGGACTGGCTGCGCAAGCCGGCGATGCCCTCGCTGATCGTATCGGTCAGGCCGGACACCAGCGCACCGGGCGCCATGCCGGCGGCAGTCGCGAGCCGCTCCAGCGAGCTTGCGGCGCGGCCGGCGCTGTCGCCGAGGCCGTCGATCGGGCGGATCTGTCCGCCGCCGGCGTCGACGACGCCCGCGACGCCGCCGACGACCTGGCGCACCTGGTTGAAGAGCTGCGTGTACGCGGCCCCTGGGCCCAGATAGGCCTGCGCCTGGCGCAGCAGCCCGTCGGACAGGCCCTGCAGTCGGCGCGCGGCCTCGATGTCACCGGCCTGTGCGGCGGCTGCAGCGGCCTGCCACTCGCGCAGGCTCTCGGCGTACTGCTGCGCCGGCGTGAGCGGCGACAGCGGCCCGGTGGTCAGGTCGCGCCACCAGTTCCGGAGCGCCTCCCGGACGCGCTCGAACTCGCGCGCGGTGTCGTTGCCGCCGCTGCCAGCATCACCGCCGATGATGCCGCCACCGCCGCCGCCGATAATGCCGCCACCGCCCCCGATCGGCGCACCGCCGATCGGCCTGCCGTACTCGTCAACCATGCCGCCCACCGCGCCCGCGGCACCGCCGGCCGCCTGCTCGACCCGGTTGAACGCGGCGGCGACGCGCAGCAGCTGCTCGGCCAGCGTGGTGTTGCCATCGGCCAGCGCCTGCATGACCGCCGCGCGGATCTGCTCGCGGGTGGCGAGCTGTTCGGCGGCCATGCCGGCTGCCGCGAGGGCGGCGGCGTAGTTGGCTTGCGCGATCTCGGCGCGGCGGGCCTGCTGCTCCGCCTCGCTGAAGTAGCTGCTGAAAAAATCGTTTGCGAGTGAGCCAAACTCCGCTGAAACCCCATTTGCGGCCGCCGCAAACTGCGCCGCGCTGCCCTCGAAGGCCACGCCGAGCAGCGTCAGCGCCTCGGTCAGCGTCGCCCCGCCGGCGCTCAGTCGCTCGTAGGCAGCCGCCGCGCTCTCGCCCTCGCGGCGCAGGGCCTCGACGGCCGCGCCGATCTCCTCGGCCGAGCCTCGCAATCCCGTTGCGCCAGTCGCAACGTCCGCCGCGATGCGGGCGGACAGGCCGTCATCGACCACGGTGCCCGTGCCTGCAGCTTGCGCGGCCTGCGCGACGGCGGCGCTGAATACGCGGATCGCCTCGGCCGCTTCGAGGTAGCGGACGGTCTGCTCGGCGCTGAGCCCGTCCGCCGCCGCCTCGAAGGCGCGGCGGAAGGCCTCGTTGGTGATGCCGGTGTCCAGCCCCAGCGCCTCCAGCGCGCTGTTGCGCCGCCGGGTGGCTTCGTCGACGGCGCGCTGGGCGCGCTCGGCAGCGCTGTAGAACTCGTTGAAGTAGCCGTCCCACAGCTGCCGCGCGCGATCCAGACCACCGGCCGCCTCGCTGATCTCCACCGCGCGACGCACCAGCGCCTCGCCGACCTCTGCGGTCGAGCGGCCCATCAGATCGAGCGCGGTGCGGTAGAGCTGCGTCTCCGCCGACACGCGGGCGTAGGCGCCGGCCAGCGACTCGCCAGAGCGCGCCAGCTCCTCGACCAGGTCCGCGACTTGCGTCAGCGTGCCGTCGGTCAGCAGGCCCATGCCGTTGCGCATGTCCACGGCAGCGGCAAACAGCATCTGCGCGCCGTCCAGCAGCGTGTCCGCATCAGACCGCCAGCGCTCGGCAATGCGCGAGGCCTCGCCCTGCACGGCCTCGGTCGCCCCCTTGAGCATCGTGGTGATGCCGCGCTCGAGCTGCTCGCCGTACTGCCCGGCCGCAGACGCGCCGACCTGGAAGGCGGCGCCCGCGGCGTCGCCGATGGCCTCGCCCACCGCCGCGGCTCCGCCGGCGAGGCTGCGGTCGATCACGTCGATCAGGCTCTCCGCCTGCAGCCGCCGGCCGAACTGATCGAAGCTCTCGGCAAATTGGCGGCCGAGGATGGTCCCGACCTCGGAGATGACCTTGCCGTCCTTGTCCACCGTCGCCCGGAAGCTGGCGGTGATCCGCGGAGGCAGGGACGTGCCGAGCGCCGCCGCGGCACTGGCGACGGTCTGCCCGACCGCCGCGAACAGTCCGTCGATCTGCGCCTGCGCGTCGTCGTCGAGGGCACTCTCGACCGTGCGGCGCGCGGTCCCGCGGAACAGCGAGCGGCGCCGCGATTGGTCCTGGAAATTGACGCCGCTGGCGCCGCCCTCGCCGAAGTTGAACTGGGCGCCGCTGCGGTCGGTCTGGTAGCTCGTCCCGAACAGCCGCCCGCCGGCGAGGCTATTGATCGCCATCGCGGCCAGTGCGATCGGGCCGGCGACCGAGGCAATCGATGACAGCGCGCCCATCAAGCCCAGCCCCGCCGACGCGCCCGCCGTCGCGCCGGCGAATGCGCCTGCACCAGCGGCCGCGCCGCCGCCGAGACCGGCAAGGCCGAGCCCCGCGGAACCGCCGGCCGCGCCGACCGCCCCCAGGCCCGCCGCTGCCGCCGTGCCGCCGCCGATGCCAAGGATGCTCCCCAGCACGCCGCGCACCGCGCCGCCGACGCCGGAGGCGATCGACCCAAACAGCCCGCCGCCGCCCGCCCCACCGCCGAGCCCGAACAGGCTGCCGATACTGCCCAGCAGCCCGCCACCACCCTGCCCACCGCCGCCGGACAGCAGCTGCAGCAGGCCGGGCCCGCTGCCCAGCTGCATGCCGGCGGTCGGGAGGCCGAGCCGGGCCAGCAGCGGGATCACCAGCCGCTGCGCCGCGATCTGCGCCGCCATGTCGGCCAGCAGGCGCTTGAGCATGTCCTTGAGCCGGCCGGCCGTGTCCCTGAACCCGTTGACCAAGCCGTCGCCGAGAATGTTGGCGAACGCATCGCCGAAGCTGCCCCAATAGCGGGTCGATTCTTCGGCCGCCTGACGCGCGGCCGCAGCCACCTGACCCTGTGCGGTGGCGGCTTCGGCCGCGGCGCCAGCGCTAGCGATCAGGGCCGCAGCCTCCTCGCGCAGACCTGCGTTGCCGTCCTTGATCGCGGCCTCGACCAGCCGACGCATCTCCTCCTCGGCGCGCAGCCGGGCGGCCAGCCGCTCGCGCTCGGCGCCGGACATCTGAGCCGCGGCGGCCTCCGCGCGGATTTGCGGGATCAACCCGTTTACCGCTGCAAGGCTGCGCTGCTGCGCGGCGATCGTCTGATCGACCGTGGCGTTGTATCGCTCCCGCTGGCGCGTCGCGCTCGCCAGCAGCTCCGCCTCGCGCTCGCTGGTCAGCTGGCCAGTCTTGGCCAGCCTCGCACGGATCGCATCGATGCGCTCCAGGGCCGCGACGTACTCCAGCGCGGCGCGAGTGATCGCCGGCACGTCTTGGCCGGCTTGCTGGCGCAGGGCGGCGGAGTACTCGTCGACGGCCGACTTGGCCTCGCGGGCGGCAGCGGCAGCGTCGCGCTTGGCCGTCGCGGAGCCGCGGTTGGCTTTGCGGGCGGCGTCCAGGCTGCCCTCCAGGGTGGTGATCGATCCCGTCAGCCGCTCCAGCTCCGCACGCTGCTCGGCGCTGGCGCCGGTCAGGCCGATCTGCTCAGCCCGCAGCCGCGCGACTGCCGCGGCGCCGCCTTGCGCGCTTGCGATCTGCTCGCGCAACGCCTGCTCTTGTTTCTTGAGGTCTTCGATCAGGCCGGCAAAGCCCTCGCGCGCCTTGAGGTCCACCGGCTCGGCGTTGGCCTCGCGGATCGCATCGCGGACCCGACCGATCGCCGCAGCGACTGGATCGGCCGCGGACATGATCTCGACAAAGCCCTGCGCGCTCGCGCGGACCCAGTTGGTCGTGCTGTTGCTGAGTTGGGCGGCGGTGCTGTCGAGGGTCTGCAGCTGCTGCTGCAGGCTTTCGACCTCGCGTGCGGCACGCTGCAGGCTGGCATCGGCACCCATCAGATCGGACCCACCGGCCCGCGCAGGCGCCTGGCTGCTGGCACGGCGGAGCTCGGCGAGCCGCGCCTCGGCTGCGGCCACCCGCTCGACGATGGCCTGGCGCTCGCGCAGGATGTCCTGATAGAGCTGCTCGTCGGTCTGCAGTGACTGCGCGGTGATGCGGCTCTGCTCGATGCGTTGCTGAGCGCGTTGCACGGCAGTCTCGGCCTGTCCAGCAGACGCCTCTGCCGCACTGCCCCACACGGACCACGCAACGGCGCCGACCGTAAGCGCGGTCACCACGGCCCCAAGCGGACCGCCGACGAAGGCCAGCAGCCCGGCGCCTGCGGCGCGCACCGTCGCCAAGAATCCCCCGGCGGCGGCAGCAGCGGCAGTGGACGACGCCGCTGCAGTGGTCTGCGCGGTGGCGAGCGCCGCGGAGCTGCTGGCGGCCGCGGCCTGCGCGGCGGCGAGGGCGGCAGTCGAGGCAGTCACGCGCTGAGTCGCGGCCTCGCGGGCCGCCAGCGCGAAGGCCACGCGCTGCTGCGCTACTGCCAACTCTGCCGCACCCACGCCGGCGAATCGCACCTGACGCTGCAGGGCCTGCTCGGCCTGCGTGGTCCGCAGCACCTCAAGACGCGAGCGCTGCAGCTCCGCAGCCGCAGCGGCTGCACTGGCCTGCGCGGCGGCGACAGCAGCGGCAGTCGTCTGCGCCTGGATGCCCAGCGAGCGGACGCGCGCGGCGTCGATTGCGGCGATCATGTCCAGCCGCGCGGAATCGGCCGCGACGGCCAGCCGAGACGCTTGGACTTGCGCGATCTGCGAGGCGATGTACCCCTGCCCAGCCTGCACCGCCCGCCCGAGACCGACCGCCACGGCGCCGAGCGCGAGCGGTCCGGCGATCTCGGCGAGGACGCCGGCGAGGGTCGTCGCCGGGCCGAGCAGCCCCTGCAGCGAGCCCGCACCCGCGATGATCGCGGCAGCTACGCTGGCCGACGCGCCGGTTGCGGCGTCGATCTTGCCGACGAATTGCGTCACGGCATTGCCCGCGACCGTCAGCGCGCCTTCGATGGTCGGCGGGAGCTTCGCGAACTCGGCGGCGATCTTTGCGGCCTGTTCGCCGGTCAGCGCCCGGGACAGGACTTCGCTGGTGAGCTTGCCCTCCTCCGCCATTTTGCGCAGGGCCCCGGTGCCGACGCCGAGGCTTTCGGCCAGCGCGCGCACCAAGCGCGGCGCGGCTTCGTTGATCGAGTTGAACTCGTCGCCCCGTAGCGCTCCGCTGGCGAAGGCTTGCCCCAGCTGGACGATGGCGCCGTCGGCCGCGGCGGCACTGGCGCCACTGATGACCATCGCCTGCGACACGCTGCGGGTGATCGTCGCCAGTTGCTCCTGGCTGGCGCCGGTCTCGCGCAGCGAGGACGACAGCCGCGCATACAGCCCGGTCACCGCCTCCAGAGGCTGCCGGGTGCCCTGCGCGATGGCAAAGACGGTCTCCTGCGCAGCGCCGAACTCCCGCGACGACGACGTGGCCAGCGTCAGCTGACCCGTCATCCGCGTATACGCATCAGCCGCCTGCACCAGCCGCCCGGTCGCAAATGCCGCGGCCGCGGCCCCTGCCATCCCGAGCAGGGCCGTCCGCGCCTGATCCAAACGACCCGCCAGGCCGCCGGAAGCGTCGCCCGCGGCCCGGAGGCTCGCGGTCACATCGCCGCCAGCGCGGGTGCCGGCGTCGCGGATGCCGTCCAGCGCGCGGATCGCGACGGAGCCGTCGGCCTGGATGACGAGGCGGACGCGGATGTCGGTCACAGCAGGTCATCCTCAAATGTGGCGACGTCGCCACATTTGCCGGCCAGCTCCAGCTGCAGCTGGCCCATCAGCGTCGGCAGGCTGACCCGGCGCAGCTGGGCGATCTGCACGAGCGAGGTCATGGCTCGCGCGCGCAGGAAGGCCAGCGTGCGGGACAGCTCATCGTCGGTCTCGGCGAGGTAGTAGCCGTCCTCCGGCGTCGCGCAGATCGGGTGACCGTCGCGGCGCAGGGATTCGACGGCGGACCGCACCTTGCGCTGAGCACCCGGACCCCACGACACGCCTTTGTCGCCCGCTTGCATCTTGCGGTCGGCGATGACGAAGGCCAGCAGCCGCACCGTCATGCCGTGCGCCCGGCCCCGCGGCATCACGGCCAGCACGTCATCAGGGGTGATCGTCATGAGCGGGGCTCCTTGGGCTTGCGCAGGATCGGCAGCGCGGTGGCGGCCATCAGGTCGAGGTGGTCGAGCAGCGGGCCGTCGTAGGTGATGCCCAGCGCGCGGCAGACGGACTCGATGTCGGTCGGTGCCTGGTGGATCGGCAGGCCCTCTGCGCAGCGCTGCCAGGGCACGCGGAGGAACACCTGCACTGCGGGCCAGTGGATGTCGAGGACCTCGACATCCTTGTCGGGCGTCTTGCTGCGGACCCGGCCGGCGCGGTCACGGATGACGACGCCGCGCCGGTACAGCGCCCGCGTTACGCGGCGAAGGCCTGCCGATAGGTCTCCCCCACGGCGCGGTAGTACGCGATGGCGATGGCGGAGACGAGCCAATCGTCAGCCTTGACCAGCTCGACGGCGGCGACCGGGTCGACCGGGTTGCCGGCCTCGTCCTCGATTCCGGCGATCGACACCACGGCATCTGCGTACAGCTCGTTGTCGAGCTTGGTCTTCTGCTGAGCCCGGCTCATGGCTGCGGTCGCGTCGCGCACGTCGGTGTGGCGGAACTGCACGGTCAGCTGGACTTTGCTGCCGTCCGGCAGCGTCAGGTCAATCGCGGTCGGGGCCGCAAAGTGTTTGCCGATGGTGGAGCGGATGCGGTATGCCATTGTCGTTTGCTCTGAGGTTTCGCGGTGCCGCCGCGTCGGTTGACACTGCGCATCTTCCGCGCGCGCGCCAGCCGTCGCATCGGGCCGCGGGCCACATCACAAGCGACAAAAAGGGCCGGCGCAACGGCCGGCCCTCAAGTCCCTGACAGAGCGGATCAGGGGATCAGGGGATGCGGTAAAGCTTGAGCGAGTAGTCGTCGTGGCCGGTGGACGGCAGGATGCGGCCGGTGACCTGGATGCCCTTGTACTCGTCGATTACCTCGCTCTGCATGCCGGTGATCTGCACGACCGGGGCCCCGAACTCGAGGTTGGCGGTGCCCGTCGCCATCGCGATGTCCAGCAGCATCGGCACCTTGGCTTCGGTGCGGATCATCTGGGCGAAGTTGGTGACCGCCAGCGTCGTCCGCATGACACGCATCGTGAAGGTCGCCGCGTGCTTGTCGTTTTTCGATCGTTGCACGGCCATGTTGCGGGTCATCGTGTTGTTGCGGCCGGTCGAGACCACCAGCCCGTAGCAGTGCATCTCGTTGCCGTCGAGGTCCAGCTGCGACGCCTCGGTCGTGATCGACAGCGGGTCCTGGATCGCGTCGTAGGTCGGCGTGGCCATCGCGGCTTCGACGAGGTCGGTGGATGCGTCGAAAGGCGCCATGATGGTGAAGCCGGCCGACGGCACCTCGCCCATGTTGAAGCGGAACTCGGTGATGACCCCGCGTGCGTCCTTGACGAGATAGCGATAGTCGCCGTCGTCGTGTCGGAGCGTCAGGAACGGCAGCTGGCTGCGGTTGCTGGTCGGCGTGTAGGTGTAGTCGTCGGTGTTGGCGGTCTCCACGTGCCCGCAGGCGCGCAGGATGCGGCCGATTCGCGGGGCAGCCCACGGGTCGGTGCCGACCAGATAGATGTTGCCGGCCGTGGTCAGCATGTGGTTGATCGTGCGAACCGAACGCGAGCCCGAGAACGGCCGATCACGCCGGATCTCGATCTCCTCGTTGCCCGGGTTGCTGGTCAGCTCGTAGCAGTCGATGGCATCCGCCGCGACGTTGAGGGTCTCGGCCGTGCCTTCGGTGGCCTGGATTTTGGCGTAGAGCGTGTTGAGCTCTTGGTCCTGATAGATCACGGGATGGTCCTCGTGGCGGTGGCGGTAAAGCGGGACGTGAACTGCTGCTCGTACGCGACCACGCCCTCGAAAACCTGGCGGAGCGTGCCGGCGCCGAGCTGCAGCGGGCGTTCGAGGGACGGGGGACGCGCCCCAAACAGCGTGTCGATCACGGCCTGGTTGGCGGCGCGGGCGGTCTGATGCAGACCTGGCCCAGGGCGTGCGCTGCCGACGACGACCGCGACGCTGATGCGCACTTGGATGACCTGCCGGAGCCGGGCCGTGCTGCTGTTGTCGGCGACGGGGTCGACGCCGCACTGGAAGACAAAAGCGGCCGGCAGATCGGCGGCGTTGGGGTGCTGCAGGTAGCGCGCGAGGTCCTCGATCTCCTGCACTTTGCGCCAGCCGCCCGCATCCTTGAGCTGCTCGATGCACCACAGGATCGCATCGCCGACCGCGTCCATCAGCGCAGGCCCCCTGCGAAGTAATCGAGGTACTCGGCGGCGGAGCGCTGCAGCAGCGGCGGCGCCTCGTCGATCATGACCTCCGCGGCCTGGGCAGGCTGCGGCAGGCCGAGTGTCATCCGGCCTGCACCAATCTCGCGGAGCGTGGCCATCGCGGCGCGGTAGTCGCGGATGATCGGGCTGTCCTCGCTGCTGGTCAGCAAGTGGGTGTGCAGGATGTAGCGGACGATGGCGCGGGCGAGCCGGGTCAGCACCAGCGGCGTCGTGGGCAGCGGCAGCGAGTACCGGCTGCCGAGGCTCGCGTCGATGGTGGCGCTGGCCTCGGCGATCGCGCTGTGCACGCGCTCCAGCGCCGCATCCGCGGCCGGCAGGTCCGACGAGTCGAATCCGGAGCGGTCAGCGCCGGCCAGCGTCGCGGTCATGAGGTCGGTGGCGACGATCGGCAGTTCGGCGGGTGTCGCGACTTGCGCGATTTCGGCGGCACCGGGTCGCTCGATCAGGTCCGCGTCGCTGATGTAGCTCACGACGCGCTCCGACGGCGTCGTGACGCCGGGGCCGGCGCTGCGGCGGGCTCGGCGGCCGGCGGCTCGGCAGGCACCGCGGTGGACGCGGGATCAGCGGCAGCCGGGGCGACAGATTCGGGAGCGGCGGCAGGCACCACCGGATCAGCTGCAGCAGGAGTCGCATCGGCGGGCTCGGCGGTGGGAGCGGGAGCGATCAGGCGGGCGTCGATCAGGGGCTGCGCTTGCTCGGGCGTCAGCATGATCCCGACACCGGGCCGGTAGACGACATTGCCGCGCTTGAAGGGCTCGATCACCCAGTAAAGGATTTTCGGTTGCTGCATGGTTTCCATCGTGCACCTCTGGTTGGGGATGCCGGGTTGTGCAGGAGCGCCCGGCGCGCCCCCAGAACCGCCTGCACGCGGCCGGCGAGGATCAGCTCAGGTCGGTTTTCTTCATTTCGATGGTCGCGCCGCCCTGCAGCTGCGGCGGACCGAACTGCAGCTCGATGGTCTGCGCCTCGGCGAGCACGACCTCGACGGCGCCGGTGGCGGTGATGGTGCGGACGCCCTCGCCCAGGTCGGCGTCGACACTGACGCTGATCTGCGCGACGCCCGGACCGACAGCGGTGACGGTGGCGCGAGTCGGGTCGGCCGGGTCAGGCAGGACGGTGGCGACGGTGTCGTCGCTGGACGCCCAGACCGGGGCGCCGTCGATCGGGGCCGGGCGGCCCAGCGCAGTGATAGTGCTGATGGCAAGGACAGAGAACTGCTCGGTGGTCAAACGCATGGTGTAGATCTCGCAGTGGATGACGGGCGTGAGCCCAGGGGTACCGATCCGCCACCGGATCCGAGGAGCCGGCGGCGGGGCTGGGGTGCAGGGGAGGCGCCGGACGATCTGGTGGGCCTGCGCGAGCAGCCAGAGCAGTACGGCGCGTGTAGCGGCGGCCATGCGTCAGGCGAACGCGGCGCCCGCGTCCTTGAACAGGTAGCCGGCGAGGATCCCCGACAGAACCGGCGTCTGGTGGAAGGCCACCGGATAGATCCAGCTGGACGCGTTGCGGTCCTGGTAGGGCTCCTCGACGACCGGGTGGCCGTCGATGTAATAGGTGTAGCCGTAGCCCGGCTCCTCGGCGTTGGCGGAGGCGTCGCCATTGCCCTGCGGGACGTAGGCCAGCACCGCGTCGTCGCCCCAGATCGGCGTCAGCGTGTCATCGACGCCGGTCGCCTGGATCGCGGCCGCCACGATGATCCGCGGCACCTCGAAAATGGCCTGCAGTGTGTCCAGCGTCACCGTACGGGTGATGTTGGTGGCCACGCGGTTGATGATGTCCGGGTGGCGCTGCAGCGCGTAATAGCAGGACCGCGAGAGCACCAGCGTGTTGGGGTCCATGCCCGTACTGGTCGCGACGGCATCACGGCCGGCCGCGATGTCCGCGATCGGGTCCGAGTCCGGCGAGGTCCACCGCGCCGTGCTGGTGAGCGTGACCTTGTGGGTGCTCGGGTAGTTGGCCGCATTGGTCGCCAGCGCCGCAGCGTCGATCTCATGCGTCAGCAGCACGCTGTTGAGCGCGAGGCTGATGGCCCGCTGGCCCAGGTCGATGCCCGGGACCTGCGCGGCGTCGCGCATGTGCTCGAAGGGCACGACGCCCTCGATGTCGCTGGGGATGATGCTGTAGGGCTTGCCGGTGTAGCCGAAGCGGATACGGCGCTTGTTGGCGCCAGGGGCGCGCTTGGTGACGTAGGCACGGAACGACTCTTTGCCGAACTCCAGCACCTGGCCGCCGTACTGCATGACGGGCGCGAGCGGGAACAGCTCCCGCGCGACCAGCTGACGCTGACGGTAGCCGCGGGCGAACTGCGAGAGGATCGGATTGACGACCCGGATAGCGAGGGACATTGCGGTTACCTCAGTTGGGGAGCAGCAGGACTTCGATACGCTGACCGGCCACGGTGGCGGCCTGCAGCGCGCGACCGACGGCGACGCCGGCAGAGCGATTGATCGCGCGGCCCTGGGCGTCGGTCTCGACCAGGCCGCCGGCGGTGACGGCAGCGCCGGCCGCGACGACTGCGGTGCCGATGCGCACCACCGGGATCACGTCACCGGACACGCCGGCCTCCGCGGACACGCCGGCGGAGGCGACACCCGCCCCGCACTCGGCGCCGGCGTAGGTCACGAATCGCTCAGTGCGCACCGTGGCGGAGGCAGTGAGCGGCAAGGTGAGGATGGGGATGCTCTGCATGTCTTAGCGCTCCAGCTGCTTTGCAGCGTCGATGAGAGAGAGGTGCGGGTTGGTGCGCCGCAGCTGTTCGGCGGCGGCGTAGAGCTGCATCGATGCGGGGTCAACCGCGTATCCCGGCGGCGCCGCGAAGCTGACGTCCTCGAGGACGCCGGGCTCGGGATCGGACACAGCGCCGAGTGCGGGCAGGCCGCCGCCGGCGAGCTGGCGGACCAGCTGGCGCGGGTCGGCACCGTCGCCGGCCGCGAACTCCGCGGTGCTGCGCAGGCTCTTGAGGAGCTGCAGGGTGGCGTCGCGCTTGGCGGGCAGCAGTTCGCCGGACGCGATAAGCGAATCCGCGAAGGCGACGTCCTCACGATCGGCTAGCGCGGCCTCACGGGCAGCGACGGCGGCTTCGCGGGCCTGGACGGCGCGCAGCTCGGGAGTGATTTCGGGGAGGGCACCTTCGGGCGGCCCCGCGAATCGGGTCTCCAGCACCGCGGGCACCACGTCGGGCTCGCGATATCTGGCGGCCTCCGCGATGACATCGATCATCCAGGTTGGCATCAGCCGATCAGCGACCTCGCTGCCGCGGTTGGCGATGGCGTCCTCGCGCAGTCTGCGCAGCATATCTGAGAGCGTGCCGAGCACCCACCAAGGGGCGCCGGGCAGCTCCGCGAACTCGACCGTGAGGATCTCCTCGCCGTCGGCGAGCGCGACGTCCCGCAGGCCTGGCACGGCCGGCGCAGCAGCGCCGAGCCAGCCCACGTGCTTCGGGTACCAAATGCCGGGCTTGGGATTGGCGGTCGAGGCCGGCCCGTGGAAGGCCATGCTGCGCTTGCGGTAGCGGCCGGCTGCGACCTGGTCCGCGAACGCAGGGGCGACATCGCGATGCTCGCTCGCGACCAGCACATCGCCCCGCAGCTCGAGCTTGCCGACCCAGCCTTGGGCCGGATCGTCCAGCTGCGGGTGACCGATGACGTGCGGTGCCGGCGAGTGCGCCGGGTCGTAGGCGGCGACGGTGGCGGCGAGGTCGGCCACGGTGATCGTGACCTGCTGCCCGCGTGCGTCGGTATAGGTGCCCGCGCGAAACACCTCGGTGGGTGCCAGCGCGGGAGTCGTCTCGGGTGTGGGTTTGTCGCTCATGAGGAGCGACTTTCCGGGCTCGCGCGGGGCCGGTCAGTGGGCCGCGGGCCGCAATGCCGATCTACCCGGCGTTTTAACGCGTGCTAACGCGGGTCTGTGCGATTTGATGGGGCTGGGGGCTCCACGGTAGCCCTGCGGGCCTCTGCGGGCGCGTAGGCGATCCTACGCGCCCGCCCCGAACAGGTCCGTCTGCGGGCGAGCATGGCGCTCCCTGACCCGCTTGATGATCTTGCGCACTGCGCGCTCGCCGACGCTGTACCGCTGGGCCAAGGCGGTGATGCTGACGCCGGCTGCGTGCTCCTTGTACAGCTCGAGGTCGCGCGCCGAAAGCCTGTAGTGATAGTCGGCCGGGAACAAAATTTGCTGGCCCGCCCACTCCTCGACCAACATCTGGACGATCGCGCAGGCGACCTGCTCGGCCACGTCGACCGGGATGCCGTACTCGGTCAGCTCCGACACGACGCGATCGTCAATCTCTTGGTACAGCATGTGACGGCGGCGCCACTGGGGCACCGCCTTTAGGCTCTCATGCCGCTCGGGGATCTGCACACCCGCCTTTTGCGCGGTGGTCAGTCGCTCGCTCATGCCGGCTGCTCCGTCCGCTCCGCCAGCCAGCCGCGCCAGTTGAGGACGGCGGCGTCGGCCGGGTCGAGCGTCGCCACAGCTTTGGCCGCGACAGCGAGGATCGAGGCGCGCTCCTCGCCGTCGTCGATCTGACGGCTCAGCATCTGCCGACACCACTGCAGATTCGCACGCGCCCGGTCGGGGCTGGTCTCGTTGACTGCGGGGCTGTTGCCGCTCCGGGTGACGGCCGTCAGCAGCCCGCCGATCTCCACGCCCTCGCCCGTGGAGCCGGTGCGACGCTGCGACTCGCGGGCCTTGAGCGCCGCCTCGGCGCTGCTGACCTGCGCCCGCTGGGCGTTGGTCATCACGACCTCCAGCAGATAGCCGTTGGACTGCAGGGGCAGCCTGGCCCACTTGCGGTCCGCAAGTTCATGCATCGCGTCGGCCCACAGCTCCACACTCGCGTCCATCGTCACCCCATCGCGCCTTACGACGCCGTCGCGCATCATCGGCAGCAGCTCGGCAAGGATACGTAGACCGCGGCTCCAGCTCGTCGCGCGGCCCGGCGCGCGGAACAGCTGCAAGTACCGCAGGGCGGGCTTTCCGACGCCGGCCGGCAGCTCCGCGATCAGCGCGACAAATTGGCGGGCGTCGGTGCCGTCCACGAGCGCCGCCAGCTCGTGGACGCTGTTGCACGAGGGGCAGACCACGCGCATCAGATTTTTGCTCACGCCGGCACCCCTCCGCGGTACGTCTCATCAACCGTGACCTCGCCCGTCCGGCACTGCAGCGCCGACGCACCAGCCGTCCGCGCCGTGTGCCAAGCGTGCGCCTCCTCGATCAGCCCCAGCGTGCAGAGGCGCGTGTGCATGACCTTGAGTGTCGGCAGGTGTCGGCGCCAGCCGTCGCGCAGGCCCTGCAGCAGGTCCGCTCGAGCGACGCCGGCGGCCATCACGAGCTCGATGTCGGCGAGCAGCGCGCGCTTGGCGCGCTCGTTGTAGAGCGCTGCGAGGATCGCCACCACCTGCTTTTCGTCCTTGAGCCACGCAACTCTCTCGACCCGAAACATCCGCTTGGCGATGGCATCGGCGTAGCACCAGCTGAGGCGCATCTCGGTCAGCAGCGCCTCGACCACCTCAATCTGCGCCGGCAGGCTGTCGATGTTGTGCGGCGTGCCCGGGTAGTGCGCGGGCTTGCTGCGGCCCTGCGGCCGCGCCTGCGTCGGCTGCGCCGCGCCCAGGCGCCGCATCTCGCTCAGCACCCGGCGGAGCTGCACGGCGTCCAGCTCCGCCGCGCTGCGCTTGCCGGTGACCCGCTCCAGCAGCGCGCGGTAGGTGTCGTCGTCGAGGGCCAGCTGGCGCTTGCTCGCATGCACCGCTTTGAGGGCAGAGCCGCGAGCGTCGGCCGTGCCGGGCTTAGCCGAGGGGCGCATGCGTCACCTCCTGGGCCAGCGCCTCAAGGGCGCGCTCTGCGATGCCTGGCGCCGACTGCAGGTCGCCGTCGTCGCACATGCGGGAGATCCTGAACAGCGCGTCCAGGGCGGCCTGCAGCGTTGGCGTGCGCGGAGACTTGCACCAGTCATCGAAAACAAGCATCTGCAGCACCGGCCCAACCTCCCAATGCTGCACCGAGATCGCCGAGTGCATCTGCACGTCCACATCGCCGTGCATCGTCTCGTGCGTGCCAAGTGCGCCGTGTTGCGCCAGCACACCGGTGATCGCGCCCAGCATGGTCTGGCCGTCGGCGGCCGGGGCGTGGTCGGCTTTGAGCAGGATGTAGATCATGAGCCAACTCCCAGCGCCTGCAACGGGAGCGCGAAAGCGCACGAGACGCTGAGCCAGCGGATCACGACGCACCTCCGTCGATCTCCGCCCGAGGCCCGAGCAGCGCCCGGACGGCGTCCTCGGGGTCCAGCGGCAGGGTCACGACGACGCGGGTCTCGCCCTCGACGCGGACACCGCCGATGCGGGCCAGCTGGAAGTCGTCGAGGAGCTTGACGGCGGCGAGGCTGACCTCGCGGCGGGCGGGTGCGAGCATCGACGCAGACTCCGGCAGCTCCCGGTCGATGCGATTGATGAGCGCGATGCCGGTGTCCTCCAGCATCAGTTTCGGCGGCAGACCCTGCAGGCCGACCTTGACGCCGTGATAGATGCGGGTGCGCGGCCGGTCGAAAAGGTCGCGGTGCTGCTCGACCAGATCCGCAACGGCTTTGCGGCTGGCGCGATGCTGCACCAGGGCGGCGCGGATGCGCGGCAGGGCGCGGGCGATGCTCGGCTCGATCGCGGCGCGGAGGTCGGTGATTGCGCCGGACAGGTCTTCGGCGGCCTCGGCCGCCCGCTTGCAGGCGGCCTCGATGTCGGCGAGGGCGGTCGTGGTCTGGATGGCTGCGTTGCTCATGTCGTATCTCAGCGAGTGGCGCGGACCATGTCCGCGGTGACTTTCGGCGCGCCGAGGTCGGCGGCCTGGTTGATCGCACGCGCCAGCACGTTGTGCACGGCCAGCGGGTACAGGTTGGACTGCGCCCGGCGGCTGGTGCCGGTGGGCGTGGTCAATCGGGTGGCGATGGCGTCGATTGCGGCGGGCTCGACGACCTCGGCCAGCGTCAGGCCGACGCGGGCGAATCGATGCGACAGATAGCCGGAGAGGTGCTGGTCCAGCGGGGCGAGGTGCACGACCTCGATGCGCTGCACCACCTCCCGGACCTCCGGGTTTTGCTCGCTGAGCTTGACGCCCAGCTCGGGCTGACCGATCAGGATGATGGCCAGCAGCGGGCGCATGCCGTCCTTGAGCTCGAGGAATCGCTTGAGGTGCTTGAGCGTCGCGATCGGCATCGCGTGCGCCTCCTCGATCATCAGCACGTGCCGATGCCCCGCGCGGGACGATTCGCGCAGCGCGTTGTGCAGCTGGCGAAAGCGCGCCTCCGGGCTGCTGTGCGTGCGGGTCAGCGGGGCGACGACCGCCATGATCGACTCGGCGATGTGCACGGCCTTGAGGCACTTCCCGCGGCTGTCGCTCTCCTCCATCGCCAGCACATAGGGCTGGATCACCAGCGCCGGGTGCTCCTCGCGCTGGATGCGGTCGATCAGCTCCTCGCGCAAGGTCGACTTGCCGGCGCCGGACTCGCCGACGACGGCGAGCATGCCGCCGTGCTTGACCTTGTCGAGCATCGACTCGCGGACGTAGCGGATGTCGGGGCTGCCGGTGTAGACGTCGGCGATGTCGCGCGGCTCCCCGAAGGGGTCGCGGGTGATGCGGAAATGGCGACGCGCGTCGGGCGTCAGCGTCTCGCGGCGTAGAAGCATGGTCAGATCCTCCTGGGTTGGGGGCGTTGCCGGTGATGCGGGTGAGGCGACGGGCGCGGTCCAGTCGTCGGTGATGCCGCGGGCGCGCAGGTACTCGGTGATCGGGCCGCGCACGTCACCGGCCGGCCACACGCCCTGGTTGGCTAAGCGGCTGACGGCGGTGCGGGAGCGGTCGAGGTGGGCGGCAATGTCGCTGAGCGCGACGCCGTGATGACGGCAGAGGTCACGCAGGCGCAGGGCGGTCACAGGCCACCCCCGACCGCGCGCAGGACCGGGCGCAGCAGCTGCAGCACTGCGGGCGGCAGCTCGTCCTCGGTCAGCCCCTCCGGCCACCGCTGCTGCGCCTGGGCGTACAGCTCCGGCGTCCACTGCGCGCCGCGCTCGATGACCAGGCGGCGCAGCTCGCGGATCGTGTCCAGCTGGCTCAGCCGCTGCGCGACGTACCGGCGGCGCTCGGTCGGCACCACCGGCGTGGGCTCGACCACCGTCGGCGCGACGACGTCGCTGGCTTGCCCGGCCCGCGGCAGCGCCACCACCGGCGCTGTCCACGACTGGGTCGGGTCGATGCTGCCGCCGAAGGGCACGCGCTTGGCCTTGCGGGCAGCCTTCGCCGCGGCGTCGGTGTCGACCTCCATCGCGAGGCGCTCGATCTCCTTGCGCGCGGCGTCCACCGGAGTCTCCGGCGCCGCCTTGTATTCGGTGCCGATCTGCGCGGCGTCCGACCGGAACCCCCACTCATCGTGCTGGATGAGCGGCGCGATGTAGTGAGAGGGCTTGCCGTCCTCGCCGTCGATCAGCACGCGGACCGAGCCGTCGAGGTCGAAAGGGTTGATGACGACGTCGACCTTGGCGCCCTGCACCAGCGTCGGCAGACCGCGCAGGTCGTACTTCTTGCCGCGGAAATTGATGGTGTGGTCGCGGACGGTGCAGGCCTTCGGCACCGACTGCGGCAGCTGCTGCAGCACGGCCACCGGCGGCGCGAGGGTCAGCTGCTCCGAGGTGATGCGCAGCCACGCATCGCGGCGGGTCATGCCGTGGCGGCCGTGCTCCTGGGTGGCTGCGTACCAGGTCGCCCAGCGCACGGCGTGACGGTTGATTTCCTCGAGCGTCTTCACCGGGGACCGCAGCTTGAGCGGCGCCTCGAAGCTGCGCTCGATGATGTTGTGGGCGCCCTCGACCTGCCCCTTGACGCGCGCCTTGCCGGTCGCGTTCTTGATCGGGTTGATACCGAGCGCGCGGAGGAAGGTCTGCATGGCGGTCGACCCGAGCACACCGCCGTCGGACATCACGTAGCGCGGCACGCCGTACATCACAGAGTCCGGCCGCTGCGTCATGGCGAAGATCAGCGCGCTGATGGCGTTCGCCGCCGACTCCGCGCCGAGGCAGTACCACAGCGCGATCGCGCCGGAGCAGTGATCGGTGATCGCGTAGCGCCAAAGCCGGCGGTCGGCGATCTTGGCCAGGTGCTGCGGCTTGCCCTCGTAGTGCAGGGTTTTGTCGAGCTGCTGCGTGCCGGCGTCCGCGAGGTAGAACTGCGCAGACAGCGACGCGTCGATCTGCCAGCACCAGTTCGGGTGCGGGCTGCTCAGCGACGTCGCCGGCGTCTCCGCGGCCAGCTGGCCGGGGTGGCAGTGGTAGTGCCGCATCGCGCGGCTGATTGCCGACAGCGACAGCGGGCGCATCTCGCCGGTGCCCTCGTCGACGCTGCCGGCGAGGATCCGGCCATCCTCTCGCAGGATGCGCACCGCATCCTCCAGCGTCAGCGCACCGGTGCCGGTCTGCCGGCGGCTGGCCTCGATCAGCGCGGCGATCAGGATCGCCTCCGACTCCAGCAGCTCGGTCTGACCGGCGTCGGCGCGGCGCCGCCGGCCGGTGTCCGCAAGCTGGTGCTCACGGAGCTGACGATAGGCCGTCTGCACCGATACGCCCAGCGTCGCAGCGAGGTCCGCGACGATGCGCGTGCGCTCCCCGCGACCGGCAGCAGCCAGCGCGCGGGCGGCATCGACGATGGCGGGGAGCCGGGACATCAGCGCACCTCGCTCGCGGGATCGTCGCGCAGCCAATCCGGCGTCGGGTCAGCGCTCACCGCAGCGGGCACGCCGAGCTCATCGCGCAGGCACCGCAGATCGCGCTCGATCTCCGCAAACACGCCGGCGAGGTAGACGGTCTGATCGATGCCCGCGGCCACGCCAGCCTCGACCAGGACCGCCGCGCGAGTGCGCAGCGATGAGACCTCCTCGCCCTCGCGTGAGGGGTGAGCAATCACCCGGCTGCGGATTTCGATGGCTACCACCGACACGTCCTGCCGCAGCTGCTCGATCTGCTCGTCGGGCTTGGCGCTCTGCCACTGCCGGCGGAGCTTGCGGACTTCGGCCTGCAGCCTTTCGTTGCTCTCGCTCTTGTTCCGCGCAAGCTCGCGACTCGCTTCCAGGTCGAGCTGGAGATCGCGAATCTCCTTGTCACGCTCTGCGCGCCAGGCACGCAGCTCGGCGCGTGTCATCCGTGCAATGTCGTCGACGTCCTTGCCGTCGACCTTGCCGCCGGTGTCCAGCTCCTTGAGTTCCGAATCAGAAAGCGACAGCAGCTCCGCGACCTTCGACTTCGGCAGCTTCTGCTGGATGAGACCTGCCGGGTCGACGGTCTCGGCAGCGCGCATCATTTGCCAGGCCGTCGTGCGAGGGATACCGGCGTCTGCGAGGAGCTGCTGCCACTCCCCGCCGGTCTCTCCGAGATGCGCCTTGGCGACCAGCAGCAGACTACCGGTCCGCAGGAACGATTGAATCGCAGACTCGAATGAGTCGCGGATCAGCGCGGTGTAGTGATCGATGTTCCACGGCAGACCGGCGGCGTACTTGGCTACCATTTCGCGCTGGTGCTTGAGCAGCTCGGCTTCGCCGCTCACGATGAGTTCTGTGCTCATGGGTTCGCCTCAGTGGTGCCGGCCAGTGCCGGCCAAGTAATTGGTGTTGAACTCGTCGACGCGTTGCTGCAGCCGGACGTATTCCGCTTGGGTCGCGACGGCGATGCGCGTCATTCGCGAGGAGAGGCGCCAGCTGCCTTCGGCGCCGGGCACTTGCTGCACGAGCCCGAGCGCTTCGAGGTCTTGCAGGTCGCGCAGCGTGGTGCTCGGCAGCTGCTCAAGCTGTTTTGACAGGGCATTGAGTCGACGGCCGGTGGCCGCGTGCCCGGCTAGCGCCTCGATCAGCCGCCATGCGCGCTCCACGGGCTTTTTCGCGCTGCGCTCGGTCATGACGTGACTCCAGCCGCGGACTGACGTTCCGCATGCGGAACGTGGGGACCAGCGGCAGACTGACGTTCCGCATGCGGAACGTGGGGACCAGCGGCAGACTGACGTTCCGCATGCGGAACGTCAGTCGCCAGCCGAACTCGCCGACTGATCCACGACTCCGCTTCGCAGAGCGCCGTCTGCCAGCTGATCTCGGCTGCGGCATAGCGGTGCCACCACCGCTCCAAGCGCATGGACAGCTCAGGCCACTCGCTGTCAGGCAGGCCGCGGCGCTGTGCAGCACGCTGCACAGCGGTCTCGTAGTCCAGGCGCTGGCGCTGCATCTCGCGCTCCCAGCGGGCCATCTCGGCGAGTTCGATTCGCGCGAGGTCTTGTCGGAGGAAGCGCAGGAGTGCCGGCACCCACATCGGGACGGTGGTGGCGAGGACGATGACCAGCAAAATTAAGATGCTGGCCCAGATCATGAGCATGTCGTTCACTTCGGCTTCCTTTCGTAGACGGTCCCAATCAGCGGCAGCGCACAAGAGCGCTCGATCTTTTCGATGCAGTGCCGGGCAATCCCAGCCGCGTCACTGATCTCCCTGAGCAGCTTTGCTCGCTCGGCGCACTCTGTTGCCGTGCTCAGCAAGGGCAGAAACCCGCTCACCAATCGCGTGGATTCGCGCACCCCCTTCAGCTCCTCACGCACCTCGCGGATTGCAATCTTCACGTCGCGAGAAAAGACAGAATTAGGATCGCTCTTGGCTTCCGTCCCGCTCGCTCGCCAGACCTGGCGAAGCGCGCGAGTCGGAAGCGGAGGCAGTTTTTCCTCGCTCATGCGGCCTCCCGCACGGGCAGGCCGTTGAGGCCAGCGGCTTGCAGCAGCTGCTCGCGCACCTGAGTGCCCTTCGGCCCATTCCAGCCGCCGAGCAGGGCGGACCGCGCGTGCTGCAGTCGGATGTTGTGGTTGCGGCAGTAAGCGCCGAGGGTGGTGCCCTGCATCACGAATCCAGCGCGCACAGATCGCACCAGATCGGGTCCCAGGTTGTGCATTACTTTCTTCACGGTTGCATCCTCTTGTTATTCGGTGTCGGCTCCGAGGTACGTACCCGACGACCGGAAGGATATGCCAGAACTCTGGCATTGTCAACACCAGAGGACCAAATCATGGGCATCAATCAGAGGATCAAAGAGGAGCGGCGCCGGCTTGGCTGGACCGTGCTGGAGATGGCCGAGCACGCAGGCGTCAGCAAGAGCACCATCGTCAACTGGCAAAACGGCACTTCGAACCCCCAGATCGAGGCGCTTTCGCTTCTTGGCGAACGAGGAATTGACCTGTTCTTCGTGCTGACGGGCCAGCGCTCAGCAGTGATCCCTGGCGCCTCCGAAGACCAGCGATCTCAGATCACGAGCCTTATCGACAGCTACCTTTGCCTCGACGACGTCGATCAGGAATTCTTGCTCAACACGGCGACCGGGCTGGTCGCAAAAGCGGTCAAGCGCGGCACCGCAAAGCTCGTCCGCAAGGTCGCGCCAGCCCCGGGCGGAGGCGCAGAATCTGCACTCCCAACATCGGATGAGGTGCAGTCATGAGCGGGTGGTGGTTCGTTTTCGTGGTGGTCGCCGTGCTCGTCGCCGGCGCGTGGCAGCAGCAGTGGATCATGTCGGAGGGCAAGGCCCTTGCCGAAAAGTTCGGCGCCCTCGGCAATCTCATCGGACGCACCGAGGCCGACATCGTCGCCGCCGTCGGCCCGCCGACCTCGCGCAGCGCCACCGTCGGCGGCCAGCTGCTGCAGTGGCAACGCACCGGCTACCACATCGCCCTGATCTTCGACGACCACGGCCAGTGCGGCGGCATCACCCACGAGCACCTCCACCAGGGCTAACCTGACCAAATCCTAAACAATTCTGGGCGCCATCCATTCGTCACTTGTCACCGTCGCAAGTAACGGGCAATCTACATCCACCGCAGCCAACCGGCTCGGGCAATCCCAGGAGATGCAGACATGAGCCACACCTACACCGCCAAGTACGCCCACAATAACTCCGATGTGCCAGGCCGCATTGAGCTGGCCGCCACAACCGAAGCAGCTGCCATCGCTGAGGCCGACGCCTTTGTCGAGCAAGGCTACGACGGCACCTGGATCAATGTGTCCCTCGAGGGCGGCGCGTACGCAGCGGTCAATCGCAACGGCCGCGCGGTCGGCGAGATCACGAGGTACGCATGAGCGGCGCCGCTCGCGCTGCACGGTACCGGGCAAAGGGGAGGACCATCACGGTCCTCCTCGACCCCGAGACCTACCAGCTGCTGCAGACCCTGCAGCAGCAGCTGGACCTGACGCAGGCCGAGGCCATCACCACCGCCCTGCGCGCGCTGTCGCCCCGCAAGGCGCAGCGCGAGGTGACCGAAGCGGAGATCGACGCGCTGCTCGACCGCATCGAGGCACAGGCCGCCGCCGCCCGGCGGCTGCGGAGTGCAGATCCCGTGCCGGCGCCGGCAAAGACCCGTGCAGGCCTGGGCACAGTCCGGTTGCGCTCCAAACCGCGAGCGTGATTGCGGCCCTCACCTGACGCCCCGCCCCGCGCGGGGCTTTTTGTTTTTCGATCGGGCGGACCGCCGGATGTGGCCCGCGGCCCGCTGCGGCCCCTCGCGCGCGCGGGGACGATGGGCATATGGACACGACATCTCCCCGGCGGCGGACGCCGCTCTATCTGACACTCAGCGCGCTCGGCCTGGTGTCGATTGCCGGCTACGAGGGCTATCGGTCTGCCGCCTATGACGACGGCGTCGGGGTGCAGACGATCGGCTACGGGACGACCCGGATCGACGGTCGGCCGGTGGTGCCGTCGGATCGCACCACGCCCGAGCGGGCGCTGATCTGGCTGGCTGCCGATGCCGAGGCCAAGCAGCAGGCGATGCGTCGGTGTCTCGGCGACGTGCCGCTGCATCAGCACGAGTGGGATGCGTACGTGTCGCTGACCTACAACATCGGGACCGGTGCCTGGTGCAACTCGACGCTGGTCCGGCTGCTCAAGCAGACGCCGCCGGATTACGCCGGCGCCTGCGCGCAGATTTTGCGCTGGACCCGCGCCGGCGGCCGCGTGATGCGCGGGCTGGTGACTCGGCGCGAGTCGGAGTATCGGACTTGCATGGGGGTGTCGTCGTGATCGTGATCCTGTTGGCGTTGATCGTGATGCTGGTGCTGGTCGTGGCCGACCGCAAACTCACACAGGCGCGCCAGGCGCGCGAGGCTGAGCTGGCTGACGAGGCCCTGCAATACGCCGCTCAGCAGCGCCGCGAGCGGCAAATGACGCTGCGACAACGCTTTACGGGCCCAGCCCCCGCACCGGAGCAGCCGGATAGCCGAGCGGATTGCGGCAGCTCATGGAGTAGCTCCTGCGACAGCGGCAGCAGCTCCTGCGACAGCTCGAGCGGCGGTGGCGGTGGAGGTGGCGAGTGATCGCGCGACTGTTGGGCCTGCCGATTTGGCAGCTGCTGGCGGGTGGGGCGCTGCTCGGCGCTGCGCTCGGTGGGTCGGGTGCGGGCTGGCTGGCGTGGCAGCTGCAGGGCGCGAGGGTCGCAAGCTGCGAGGCTGCGGCGGCACGGGCGGCACAGGCAACGGCGGACTACGCCTCGCGACAGATCGAGGCCGCGCACCGCGCGGCAGAGAGTGCGACGGTGGAGGCGATGCGCCGCGCCGACGTCGCCGAGACCCTGGCGCGGAGGTATCGAGGTGAGATTGATCGCTTGGCGGTGGGCCGTCCTTGCTTGTCTGCTGATTTGCGCAGGCTGCTCCAGCAGTCCCCGGCGTTCCTGCCCGCCACCTCCGGCGGGCCTGTTGCAGCCACTCCCGCCGTTGCCCGCTATACCGGCGACAGCACCGACGCGGACGTCGCGCGATGGATCGTAGACGCGTCGGCGATGTACGAGGTGTGCCGCGGGCGTATCGACGCGCTGCGCGGCGTGTATGGGGAGCCGCGCTGATGGGTGCCGTGCTGACCGGATGTGCCGTGACGATGCAGCCCGAGTGCGAGCAGCCGATCGATGTGCGCAGTGATGCCGGGACCACCCGGCTGTGCGACGCGGAGCGGCAGGAGTACGAGCTGGCGATGCAGGTGCTCGGGCAGATCGCCGAGCGGCCGCGACGCACGCAGGAGCAGCGGCTGGCCAGCAGCTGCCTGCGTTTCATCCGCTGCCTGCGCGATCAACAGGAGCAAGCGCATGGAGGGTGAGGTGCTACAGCACGGCCTGCAACCGGGCCACGTCGTGATGGCGCTGTCCATCCTGCTCGGCGCGGTCGGGACGATCGTCGGGGCGATCTGGGCGCTGATCCGGATCGCTGCGACCCGCGTCTGGGCGCAGCTGGATACGCGACTGATCCGACTCGAGGAGCAGCAGCAGGCGCAACAGTCGGCGATGCGCGACTGGGAGACGCAGCTGGTGCGTGACTACGTGCGGCGCGAGGACTGGATTCGATTTTCGAGCGTAATCGACGCCAAGTTGGACCGACTGGCCGACCGCATGAGCGAGTTAACCCGGGCCGAGCTGGCTCGACTGAGAGATCATTAATGAGCCCTGAGCAGCTACAGCGGGCAGAGCGCGAGCAGACTCGCTGGCGCATCCTCGTGACCCTCGACGCGGGCCGGCCGACGCCGGTCAGCGAGCACCTGCTGCTGCAGGTGCTCGGCGACATCAAGCTGAGTGCGACGCCAGCCAGCCTGCGGCGCGAGCTCGACTACCTCGAGTCGCGCAAGCTGATCGAGATCGAGCGTACGCCTTACAACACCTGGCTGGCCGAGCTGACCCGGCTCGGCGTCGACGTGGTCGAGTACACGGTGCCGTGCGAGCCCGGCATCGCCCGGCCGGTGCGGGGCTGAACGTGCCGCGGCGGTCCAAGGTCATCGACCTGCCCATCGACATCCGGCAGGAGCTGGAGCGCAGGCTGATGGCCAATGCTTTCAGCGATTACGAGGGGCTGTCGGCCTGGCTGGCTGAGCAGGGCTACGAGCTGTCGCGATCGGCGGTGCATCGCTACGGCCAGTCCTTCGAGGACCGCGTCGGCGCGCTGCGCCTCGCGACGGAGCAGGCGCGGGTGCTGTGCGAGAGCTCGCCGGACGATGACGGCGTGATGGGCGAGGCGCTGATGCGGCTTGCCCAGGAACGCATGTTTGGGCTGCTGGTCGAGATGGAGGTCGACCCAGAAAAGGTGGACATCACCAAGCTGGTTCGTTCGATCAGCGAGCTGTCGAGGTCGCAGGTCGGGCTCAAGCAGTACCAATCCAAGGTCCGGGCGCAGGTCGACGCCGCGAAAAAGGCCCTCGACAGCGCCGCGAAGTCCGGCGGGATCAGCGCGGAGACGCGGCAGATCATCGAGCGCGAGCTGTTGGGGATCCCGTGACGACCGCGCCGCCGAACCCGATCCCGCGCGCGGCCCCGGAGCACGTCGACCGGGGTTTGCTGTTGCCCTATCAACAGCGCTGGCTTGCCGACAAATCACCGCTCAAGGTCGCCGAGAAGTCCCGGCGGATCGGCCTGACCTGGGCGGAGGCGGCGGATTGCGCATTGACCGCAGCGCAGACCCGCGCGGATGGCGGGTCAAATTGCTATTACACCGGTTATAACCGGGAAATGGCGCTGGAGTTCATTCAGACGGTTGCGGCATGGGCGCGTGCATTTGGTCATGCGGCGTCGGATATTCAAGAGACCGAGGAAGTATTCGAGGCGGAAAAGGCTGACCAATCGATCCAGGCATTCAATGTCTGGTTCGCGTCGGGCTTTCGCGTGTGCGCACTGTCGTCACGCCCGAGCAACTTGCGCGGCAAGCAAGGCGTCGTGGTGATCGACGAGGCTGCCTTCCACTGCGACCTGGGCGAGATGCTCAAGGCGGCGCTGGCGCTGGTGATCTGGGGCGGCCGGATTCGGGTGATCTCGACGCACGACGGCGCAGACAACCCCTTCGCGCAACTGTGCGATGACCTGCGCAGCGGACGGCAGTCTGGATCGCTGCACAAGATCAGTTTCCGCGATGCGATTGCGGACGGGCTGGCGCGCCGGATCGCGCGCGTCAAGCGAGTCGAGTACTCGCCGGAGTTCGAAAGCGGGTTGATCGCCGAGGTCTACGGCTACTACCGCGCCAACGCAGCCGAAGAACTCGACGTTATCCCGTCGGCCGGGTCGGGCACGTACCTGACTCGGGCCCAGATCCTGCAGACGCAGGACCCGAGCGTCCCGGTGGTGCGCATCTCGCGGCCGGCGGATTGGTCGCTGCTGCCGCCACCGCAGCGGACGCAGGAGATCGCGGACTGGCTGGCGATGCACCTCGCGCCGCACCTGGTGCAGCTGCCGCGCAGTGCTCGGCATTGGTACGGGTTTGACTTTGCGCGCAAGTCGCACAAGTCGTCGATGTGGGTGTTGAGCGAGGACGGCACGCGGACGCGATGTGCGCTGGTCGTCGAAATGTCGCGGATGCCGTACGACCAGCAGGCGGAGATTGCGAGCTACATCGTCCGCGCGCTGCCGCGCTGGTGTGGTGGCGCGCACGATGCGTCGGGCAATGGCGGGTGGCTGGCCGAAAAGATGGCGGAGCGTTTCGGCGGCATGCGGATCACGCAGATCCAGCTGAGCCAGCGCTGGTACTCGGACCACATGCCGCGGCTGCGGGCTGCGATCGAGGACGGCTCGACGACCACGCCGGAGGATGCGGACATCCTGGGCGACTTGCGCTCGATCAAGGTCGAGGGCGGCGTGCCGCGGCCGGATTCCGTCGAGGCGATCGGCGCCGACGGCGAAAAGCGGCACGGTGACAGCGCGGTCGCGCTGGCCCTGGCGCTTTACGCCCGCGAGTACGCACCCGGCCACGCGGTCGATTGGGCCAGCGCCGGGCCGCGCGGTGGCGTGGTGACGCAGGACCTGCAGCTGGACCTCGACCGGGGCTTCGGCACCGTGCGAGGGGACCTCGAGGAGACGGATACCTATGGCTACTACTGATGACATTCCAGCGCGCCCGACGCGCGCCACGCTCGGCGAGATCGCGACCACGCAGGACGGCATGGACGTCACCCGGTACACGGGTGGCCAGCTGCTGTATCCGACGGATGAGTTGCTCCGTCAGCGCGGGTCCGGGCTGGATCTGACGATCTACAAGCAGGTGCTCAGCGACCCCAAATGCAGGTCGGCGTTCGGCGAGCGTCAATCGGCAGTGACCTCATCTGAGTGGGCGGTGGAGCCGGCCAGCGAGCGGCGCATCGACAAGCGCGCGGCGGAGTACGTGACGCAGCAGCTGCGGCGCGTTGGGCTCGACCGCATCACCTCGCTGATGCTGTATTCGATTTGGTACGGCTACGGCGTGGCGGAGTGGATCTACGAGATCCGCGACGGGCTGGTCGGGCTCGATATGTGCCGCGTCCGGGATCGTCGGCGATTCCGATTCGCGCCGGATGGCTCGCTGCGCATGCTGACACGCTCGCGGATGGCGGAGGGCATCGCGGTGGACCCGGGCAAGTTCTGGGTGCTGTCGGTCGGGGCGGATCACGATGACGAGCCCTACGGCACCGGGCTGGGCCATTGGGCGTACTGGCCGGTGCTGTTCAAGCGGCAGGGCCTGGCGCGCTGGCTGACATTCCTGGATCGTTTCGCGCAACCGCTGGCCATCGGCACCTACGACAGCAAGCTGGACGACGAGTCCGGCACGCAGCGGGCGCGGTTGCTGGCCGCGCTGCGCGCCCTGCGGACTGACAGCGGGATTGCGCTGCCCGAGGGCATGGCGATCACGCTGCTGGAGGCGTCGCGCTCAGGGACGCCCGACTATGAGTCCATGTATCGGCTCATGGACCAGGTGCTGTCGCAGGTGATCGTCGGGCAGACGATGACCAGCGAGAGTGGTAGCTCGATGGCGCAGGCGAACGTGCATTTGACGGTGCGCGGCGAAATCGTCAAAGCGGACGCAGACCTGATCTGCGAGTCGCTCAATCGTACGGTGGTTACATGGCTAACGCGGTGGAACTTCGCCGGCGCGGATCCGCCGCGGCTGTATCGCAAGCTGGACCCGCCGAGCGACCTCGACAAGCAATCGGAGCGCGACGAGCGGCTCAGTCGGATCGGATACCGGCCGACGCTCATGCAGGTGCAGGCGGACTACGGCGGCGAGTGGGAGCCGATGCCAAATGCGACGGCGTCGACGCATGTGGCGACGTCGCTACATTTGGATGGGGCAGCGTCCGTGGCCTTCGCCGACGGCGATACGCCGCCGCCGTCGATCGCCGAGACGCTCGCCGACAAGCTGGCGCGAGAGTCGGAGCCGGCCTGGCGAGAGATCGTCGACGTGATCGAGGCGCGGGTGCAGGCGGCGACCAGCCTGCCGGCGCTGCGGGATGAGCTGCTGTCGATGTGGCCGGAGCTGCCGCGCGAGCGACTGGCCGCAGCGATGGGCGCGGCGATGGCCGCGGCGGAAGTCATCGGGCAGCTGGATGTGATCGAGGAGTCGGAGGGCACCGCAAATGGCGGATGAGGCCGACCGAGCGCAGGAGCGGATCGAGGAGTGGCTGACCGCGCAGCTGGCCGTCCGGCGGCCGGCAGGCCCGGTCGCGACGGGTCACTGCCTGAGCTGCGGCGTCAAGGTGGAGGCCGGGCGCCGGTGGTGCGCGGCGGAGTGCCGGGACGACTGGCAAGCGGTGTGCCATGAGCGCTGACGCCATCCGCGCGGCGCTGCGGGAGCCCTTCGCGGCGGCTTTCTCGGCGATGCGCATTCGGTTCGAGCGGCTGATTCCCACGGCGCGGTGGGATGATGTTTGGCAGTCCCAGCACGACCGCGGATTCATGGTGGCCGGGGCGGGTCAGGCTGATCTGCTGCAGGACCTGGCCACCGCGATCGATTCGGCGATCTCGCAAGGCGAGACGCTCGAGGAGTTCCGGGCTCGCTTTCGGACGATTGTCCAGGAGCGTGGCTGGCAGGGCTGGACGGGCCAGGGCACGCCTGCGGGCGAGGCGTGGCGGACGCGGATCATCTACACCACCAACCTGCGCACCGCGCATGCGGCCGGCCGCGTCGCTCAGCTGACGACCGGCGGATACACGCTGTGGGTGTATCGGCATGGCGGATCGCTCGATCCGCGGCCGGAGCATCTGGCGTGGGATGGGTTGACCCTGCCGCCGGCCCATCCGTTCTGGGCCACGCACACGCCCCCGAATGGCTGGGGCTGCAGCTGCCGGATCAGCGGCGCGCGGTCGGCGGCGCAGGCTCGGCGCCTCGGCGGTGACCCGGATCTGCAGCTGCCGGAGGGTTGGCAGTCGATCGACGCGAAGACTGGCGCGCCGGTCGGCATCGATCGCGGGTGGGCGTATCAACCGGGCGCGACGGTGGTCGACGAGATCCGGCGCAAGGCAGCAGCGCTGCCTCGGCCGCTCGGTCCGGATCTGCAGGCAGGCCTCGACGCCGGGCCGCCTCCAGCGCCGCCGATCCCATGAGCGACTGGCGCGTCATCAGCGACGAGCTCAACCGCGAGCTGCGGGAGATGTTCGCACGGCTCACCAATCTGGCGCCGTTTTGGCAGGACGTCGGCGAGCTGCTGGTGGTGTCGACAGAGCGGCGGTTCGGCACGCAGACCGGGCCGGATGGCGCCGCGTGGGCGCCGAACAAGCCGATCACGATCGCAAAGTGGATCGGGCGCGAAGGCCTCGAAGGCAAAAAGGCAGAGCGCGCGACCGCCCGCAAACGCATCCTGCGGCAGAGCGGCGCCCTCGCAAACTCGATTGCGTATCAAGTCGGCGCAGACGGCGTCCAGATCACCTCAGGCCTCAAGTACGCGGGCGTGATGCAGTTCGGCGCGGCGCAGGGTGCGTTCGGTCGGACTCGCCGAAACGGCCCGATCCCCTGGGGGAACATCCCCGCGCGGCCCTACGTCGGCATCTCGGACAAGGATCGGCAGGGCATTGCCGAGACCCTCGAGGAGCATCTGACCGGCGGATTCGGCGCCCCGTAGCGATTGCGCCCACCGCAAAGTTATTGCGGAGGACCCATCTCGCAACATCCCGCAGAGGCTCGCCAAATCCCATTTATCGCGCTGGAGGTGGGGGATTTATCTCGCGGCTGACCACGTCGCGCACGAGGAC